CTGCATCCAACAATGAAACCAATAGCATTAATTGAAAACTGTTTACAAATTTCATCGAGCACAAAAAATATTGTTGTAGACCTATTCGGTGGCTCAGGCTCAACACTTATCGCTTGTGAAAAAACTAATCGCAAATGCTTCATGATGGAATTAGATCCGCATTATGTGGATATAATTATTCAGAGATGGCAAAAATTTACTGGCAAAACTGCGGAGTTAATTAATGAATAAAGCGGTTAAAAAAGAAACCTTAGCAACCAGGAGATACAGAGCTAGATATCCCGAGAGAGTTAAAACGAGCAGAAAGCAGATTTACCATAGAAGAAAACAAAGAGCTTTCGAAATGATTGGCGGAGCAGTCTGCATTAGCTGCGGTTGTGATGAAATTGCTTTTTTGGAAATCAATCACATAAATGGCGGCGGATCAAAAGAACATAAACTTAGAAAGTGTTGTCTTGCTGACAGCATATTATCAGGCAAGAGATCAATAGAAGGATTAAACGTGCTTTGTCGGGTTTGTAACGCCATAGACTTTTTAAAGCGAAAAAAGCCAGAGTCTTTTGGGTTTCACATCACTCGATGGGAGAAGTTTTCAGGTAAAACGGCTGAGCTATTGAATGGCTAAAGGCAGACCAAAGATCCAGATAGATTTTAATCACTTAAAAAGGCTCTGTCAGCGCCCGATGACCTGTGAGGACATTTCCGCATTAATGGGTGTTTCAAATGACACTCTTGAGAGAGCAATCAAGCGTGAATATGGGGTTACTTTTGCGGTGTATAAGGAACAAAATTTAGCAGGCTTTAGGCTCACGATTATTGAACAACAAGTAAAGATTATGAATAAGGGTAACGCTTCGATGGCGATCTGGCTTGGTAAGCAATACTGCAATCAAAAAGATAAGACTGAAATTTCATCTAACGACGCGCAACCCTTCACATTAGCTTACACAGTTAACGAATTAAAAAAGGTAAATGAAAATGAGTAAACGATCACTAAGCTCACTTTATGTAACGAAATATAAAAGCCTTTATGCTGAGATGAGCAATCAGGATTTAGCTGAAGAGCTTGATGCTTAAGGTGATCAACTTGTTGCGCTGATGATGGTGTCTAATTCGACATCGATTGAGATCATGTATGACAGAGACTTTACTTTAAAGATATTCTATCAAGACCATCGCGACGAGAAACAATCTAAGATCAGAAACAGTATGAACTAGTGAGCGCTGAAAGATCGACCCCGCATTTTAACGAGTTTAATCCTGCACGCATAAAGTTTCAGGCGCGCGTTGTTGATGATTTCTATGGTAATTTAGACTTTGCCTCAGGTGTTCAAGAGTTATTACTGAGTGGTAGTGTTGGATCCGCGAAGTCGTTATTGGCCGCACACTTAGCTGTAAGGCATTGTGTGGAGAACACAAGAGCTAGGATTTTACTGGGCCGTTTAACCTTACCTGATGTTAAGGCCACGATATTTAAACTCATCACTGAACACTTACAAGGATCACAGTTTAAAGAAGGCCGTGACTATTGGATAAGACAGGATTCGGGCTACATACAGTTTAGAAACGGATCTGAGATACTATCTAGATCATGGGCCGATAAAAAGTATGAAAAGGTTAGATCCCTTGCTTTATCGGGTGCGATCATTGAGGAAGCGACAGAGAATAAAGGCGATCATCAGAAAGCAATATTCGAAATCAAACAGCGTGTTGGACGACTCCCACACATTAAAACTAATTTTATTATCTATTGCACGAATCCAGATGGCCCTAGTCACTGGCTGTATAAATACTTCTTTGAAGAAGAATCAAAGACTAGACGCGTGTACAAATCAATTACTCAAGACAACCCCTTCCTTCCGACCTGGTACATCGAACAACTTAAAAAGGATTTAGATCCACGTGAAGCCAGACGAATGCTTTATGGCGAGTGGGTTGAGATTGATCGTGAGCGTATTTATTACGCCTATGAAATAACAGATAATTACAGAAAATATAATTACGCAGTTAATCCTAATTTACCGATTGCGATCAGCTTTGACTTTAACATTGCGTTTAATAAACCGATGTCGTGTGTGTTCAGCCAATACGATCCAAAGACTGAAACATTTCACTACTTTGATGAGGTTATCGTTCATGGGGCTAGGACTGGGTCCATACTAGACGAGGCATCAGCCAGGGGATTACTCGACTACAGTGCAGAGTATGAAATTTATGGTGATGCAACAGGTGAAGCTAGATCGACGAATAGCATTCATTCAGATTACGATATTATCAGGAACTATTTAAATAAATACAAAACTAAAAATGGGAATCAATTGGTTTATAAAATGCGAGTCCCAAGATCCAATCCTCCCGTCAGAGAAAGACACAATCTTGTGAATGCGTATTGTTTAAACTCTCTCGATCAGAGAAGGCTTTTTGTATACGAGAAATGTAAAATATTACATGAAGGCATGAAGCTTACGGCCCTTAAAGAGGGTGCGACTTACACAGAAGATGATTCAAAACATTATCAACACTGCACAACAGCTTTAGGCTATCAGGTTGTTATGCGACACCACACTAAAAACATACAACCCGCGAGGTTTATTTAATGAACTTAGATCTATTAAACGCAGTCGTTCGAAAGCAAGTCATTGATGATATTAATTCAAACGAGAATATCAAACGTAAAGAAGAATCGTTATCTGATTATGAGATCTACAACGGACGAATCTATGATTATGTTTATAATGAATTAGTCTCTCAGCTTTCACAAACAACGGCTGATCAAGTGCCGATTGTTTCAAACATAAACTTAGCCGAACGAATCACCAACAACGAAGCCACAATATACAGTAATGATCCAGATCGTACATTTGTTGATGCTAATGATGCTGACGCTAAAGCATTCGGGTTTATCTATAGCGAAAGACAGCTTAATTCTAAAATGCAAAAGGCTAATAAGTATTTTAAGCTTAGAAAGCAGACCTTCATTCAAGTATTGCCGAAAGATAATGGCGTTGATTTAAGAGTGCTTCAGTCACACCACATTGACGTAATACCTGACGAATTAGATCCTGAAAAAGCTTACGCATATATCATTAGTTCATTCGATAAGTCAGCTTACATTAGGTCTGATTCTACTAATCAATTGATCGGTGATCGCGACGATTATAAAGCCCGCAATCAAAGATTCGTTGTCTGGACCGCTGAATATAACTTCATAATGGACGGATACGGAAACATAGTCGGCGAGATATTAGACAATGAAATCGAAGAGCTTCCATTTATTGACGTGTCTAAGGATAAAGATTTTGAGTTTTTCGTTCGTCAAGGACATGGCCTCACTGATTTTACGATTCAATATAATATGTTTTGGTCTGACTTCTTTTACATCGCGCGCATGCAGGGGTTTTCATTAGGTGTGTTTAGTGGTGATCCTGAATTAATGCCAAAGCAGTTCTTTGTCGGTCCTAATAGATGTTTAGTGTTACCACAAAACCCAGCTAATCCAGATCAAAAGGTTGATTTCAAGTTTGTTTCCCCATCGCCTGATCTTGATGGCATTCTAAAAGGAATCTCATCACTACTTGCAAGCTATCTAACGTCTAAAGGTGTATCACCTAAAGTTGTTTCGTCTGAGTTAACGTCTGCTGATTCATACTCGTCAGGCTTTGAAAGACTACTCGCGATGATTGATAAGTTTGAAGCCACGAAAGAGGACTTTGATTTATTCCAAGCGATTGAATATAAAGTATTTAACCTCATTAAAAAGTATCAGGTCGCATTATCGCGCACAGAGTTTCTAGATCGTAAGTATTGGGTCAGTGAATCGGCTGCATCGGTTGAGTTAAATGTTGTATTTCATAAGCCCGAGATGGTTGAAACGCATTCAGAGAAGTTAACTAATCAACAAACTAAGATTGAAATGGGAATATCTGACAAGGTGTTAGCCTTAGCTGAGATTGAAGACATATCGTTTGAAGAAGCTGAAAAGAAAATTCAAGAGATTCAAGCGAGAAGGGCTTTAGACCTGGCCTCACTTGTTCCAAAAGTACAAGATGAAAATCAAGCTTAGTGAAGATGAAGTTAGTCAGGAAATAGACTTAAAAAAAACACTTGGTGACGTGTCAGGTGTTGATTCCGTTACTGAAGCCTTTGCACAAGCATTAATTGATAAAATGGTTGATCGAACACAATCCGGCCGAGATGTTAATGGAAAGCTTTTCCCTAAATACTCAAAGTCTTACACTGAATCGTTAGGGTTTAAGGTCTTTGGTAAATCTAAGGGTGACGTCAACATGACCTTAACAGGCGACATGTTGGCATCTATTGAGCCCGAGATTGATCAAGGAAAGCTTAAGCTCTCAGTGACTGGATCAGAGAACATCACTAAAGCCTTCGCACATATGACAGGATACAAGGGTCATCCAGTGTTAGCCGGTAAACCAAAGCGTGAGTTTTTCGGAATCAACGACGCTGAGCTGGCAAAGATCAGAAAGAACTTTCTGCCTGACTTAACTAAAGAATCTAAAAAAGCTGATGAGGATATTCTAAAAACTCTTTTAAAGCTGTTGGGTTGATATGGCTAAGATCAAAGCTAAGATCACGGGCATTGATGATGTATCAGATAGACTTCGCACTTTTCTAAAGAATGCAATTAGAGAAGAAACAACTTTAAGGGCTATTGGGTCCGAGGTTATTGATCAAATTCAAAAACGTACACAAGCTAAACAAGAAGATTACAAGCAGCCAAAGCTAAAAGAATCAACGATTGATAGGCGTAAAACCTTAATCCGACAAGGTAACGCTTCAGAATTTTCTGAAGCTAAACGATCAAACTTGACTCTGTCTGGACAGCTTTTAAAAGCACTTCGTTTTAGTGTTGAAACCGCTGTCTCAACAATTAAATTTTCACTGTCTGACTATAGGCGGCCATACAAAGGGGCTAAGGGTCAAGAACTTGAGAAGAAAACAAACTCAGAAATAAAAGCTGACCTTGAGTCCAGAGGGTTTAGGTTTTTATTCATATCAAAAAAACTCACGTCTCGACTGCAATCCAAACTAAAGGCTGAAGTGCGCAGACAGCTTCAAAACTACCAGAAAGTTAAGCGATCCTTAAAGTAATCAAATTTTAAGGAGAACAAATGTCTGAAGCAAATCAAAACGGGAATGCGGCTGCAACCAGTGGTGCGTCGTCTGACTCGTCTTCTGCAACCAGTGGTGCAGGAAATGATCAAAAAGCAGATCAAGGAACAGTTTCGCGCGAATCATACTCAAAGCTTTTGAAAGAGAAACAAAACTATCAAAAAGCCAATGAGGAAGCTGCTGCAAAGCTAGCTGATTATGAACAAGGGAAACTTGAGGCTGAAGGAAAACTTAAAGAAGCACTAGATAATCAGAAAAAGATGACCCTAGATTCTCAAAGCCAGTACAAAACACTTTTTCAACAAGTCGCTAGTAAAACAATGAAACAACAGTTTATGAGAAAAGCAGAAAGCCTAGGTTGCATAGACCCAGACCTTGCTTACTTAGCAACTGACTTCAGTGATATCGAGATTTCTAAAGAGCTTGAGTTCGACGAACAAAAGTTATCTGAAAAGATCGAGAATCTAGCAAAGCAAAAACCAGTATTGTTTAGAAAAGATGTAAAGCTTCCAAATGATCTAACTCCAAGCTCGGGCGCAAGTTCAACTAAACAGTCATTAAAGAAAATGACTGACGAAGAACTAAAACAATTAATTTAACGGGAGTTAAAACAAATGGCAGTTACAGGCAACACACAGTTAGCAGTTACAAAACAAGATGCAATCGCTGAATTAGTACAGCGCGAGTTAGCATTCCAATCTAAGCTTTTACCAACAGTTATGGACGTTTCCGTCTATGCAAAACCGGGCGATAAATCAGTAAGCTTTCCAAAGTCTGGATCTTTTACTGTTGAGAATCGTGCTTCAGCAACAGAAGGAACTAATCAGCATTTAACATATTTAAATGACAAGTTAGATCTTGATTACCGCGCACACGTTCAATGGTTAATCGACAACATGGACGAATATCAAGCTCGCCCAGACATCAAGGCTGATTATATCAAAAAGGCCACATCAGCACACGCCCGCAACATCGATACTCAAATCATTACGAAGCTTGATGCTTCCGCAGGATATGTTCAAGCCGCTGGCGTCACTCAAGCTAAAATCTTGAATGCAGTTCAGTTCCTTGATCAAAATCACGCTAAAGAAGAAGGTCGTTATTTATTGATCCCACCAAGTGGACGTAACCAAATGTTATCAATCGCTGATTTTATCCGCGCTGATGCAATGGGAACTTCAAACATTGCTCGTGGTGTAATCGGTGAAGTTTACGGACTTCAAGTTATGGTTCACGCTGGCATCGTCGGTGCTAAAGCATGGATCTATTCTGATGAAGCAATCGCATGGGCATTCCAAAAGGGTGCGACATACGCTGAACAACAAGCAATCACATACGGAACAGGATCACACATCGCTGTTCTAGATCAGTTGTTTGGTTCTAAGGCTATGCGTTTAGGTGATGGTTTAGCATTTGATAATTCGACAGCGTTAGGTGGAGCAGCTTCACCTTTCATCGCTGAATTATCAGGAATTTAGTAATTGTCAGCTATCAACATACCTAATTTTTTAACGGCATCTTCTCCCTTGTTGTTGAGGGAGAGGATGCTTGAAATCAGTGTGAAGAGCGGGTTAGAAGTCCGTTTCTTTGACTTCAGTTTCGACGGCAAAAAATGGGTGTGTTGGTTCTATGAGTCGATTGATGTGACCGCCATGGTTGTTGCTTCAGTTGAAAAGAGCAAAGCCAAATGACGGGACCAATGGTCGACATAGCAAGTTCCAGCCTGGAGCTTGCTTTCGCTTTGCTGTATGCAAATGGAAAGTTTGTTGAAAGCCCAACAAGGGCTAATCAACCAGCGGTTGAGGTTGTAATCGGTAATCCCGGCGCAATCAGTGGCGGAACAGGTTTAAGCCTTTCTGACATTAATACCTATTACCAAGAAGCTAATTCTGTCGTGAGCGGTATCACAACAACAGTTCTGAGCCACACCTTTGCTGGTCTTGGTGCTAATAAAGTTTATTCTTTGTCAGCATCGGGAACAAACATTGCGACTTATGAATTGTTAATTAATTCAGTATTGGTTGAAAAAAAAAGAACTTCCTTTGGCTCTGCATTAGATGTGAAATTTGATTTCTATCCTAATTTGAAAGCTTTGGTTGGTTCAGTCTTACAGTTAAAGGTTACACACAATCGGATTTCGACTGGTGATTTCAACGCAACACTTAAATATTCAGAGGGCACATGAGTTTAGAGATAAAAAGAAAACAACTAGAATTAAGCAGAGTTATTCTAGCTCGTGAAGAGATGGAATTTAAGATCGAAGAAATGAAAGAAGAAATTAAACGTCTTGAGGGCTTTGTTGTCATTCAAGAAGAAAAAATTAAAACATTAAAACAAGAAATTAAGGGGTAAACATGGCTGATTATGGAAGTTCATTGCCGTTTAGAACAGAAACAAATGGCGACGCAGCGGTTAAGGTTGTCGATGGAACGATAACATCGCAAGCAATGAATGTTGACTCTGCTGGTAAAGTTACCGCAAAGATTAATGATGGTGCTGGTAATTCATTAGCTTCATCAACTGTTAATCCAACAGGTACAGAGCAAGCCATTATTGTTCGACCTATTCCTAATACAAACCCAACTCCATCATCTCAGTCAGGCAACTGGTCAACGAGAACTCAAGATGGTGCTGGTAATCCGATTACATCAAGTGCAGCTGGTGCAACACGACCACTAGACATGGCGTTAAGAGATGCAGCTGGTAACTTGTATGGAACTTCTACTAATCCATTCAACGTGGCAATGAGTTATGATTTTGCTGGTGTTGAGATCAACAATTATCAAACCAATGTGGCTGTTGCAGTCGCAGCAACTTCTAATCATGATTACACTGTGACTGCTGGTAAGACTTTGTTATTAAAACAAATCGAAGCCGCATCATCTGGTAAGTCAAAGATTGAAGTTCAGATTGAGACTGGTGCAGCGACTGGTATTTTTAACACTCGCGTTGTTCAGTTTAATTCAACAGCAAGTCCAAACATGAGCATCCATTTTGATGATCCTGCTCAAGTTCCTGCTGGTGCTAAGGTTCGCGTTATTAGATCAAACCTTGATAAAGCA